AAGCGCAGCCGATTGTGGGACGGATGATAGACCTGTTGACGGAATACCACCAAGCTGGAGAGAGGATAAGGACGGGAGTGGAAAGCGGGGCAAAGGAAGTGTTGCATCGGTTGAGGATTTCAGGCTCAGCAATAGGGGGGATAAACATCGAAGGTAGTCCGCAACGCCAACAGGATTGGCAAAGGTTCAGGGCACCATTGGAACAACAGCTTGATGCACTGAAGCGAGACTTACACGAAGGAAAATTCTAAATTCCAGGCACTAAACCCCAAACAAATCCAAAAAGCAAAATTACAATTCAAAAAGCAAAAAACTTCATTTTTAAACTTTGGTTTGTCATTTTAGGCTGCTTACATTTGTTCTAACTTTGGATCCAGGTTTGTCTTGATTATCCGGGAAATCCTTCACCTCCAAATTTTGTAGTGCGACCCTTCAAGGTCGTGCAGCACGAAGCTACCCCGTGTAGTAATCTTCGCTACTACACAGGGCTAAAGCCTCGCACTACTTTTTAAACTTTGGTTTGTCATTTTAGGCTTTGCTTTTTGAGTTTTGGGCATTGTTTAGTATTTGGAATTTAGGCCTTACAGTTTTGGCGTATGGCCTTTACGGGGCTCCAAGGGTGAACCTCTGCTGATAGAGCCACTGACGAAGGCTGAGGGTGGTCTCGATATCGAGCACCCGGTACTTCTTGGACGAGATCCCGCAGCGGGCATCGGTGACGGTGATGACGTCGTAGAGCTCCTGGCCACAATTAACGGGGATGACGAGATTGCCACGCTCCGCTCGCAATGACGCCTTTCTTAAGATGGCGTCGGCTCTCTCCTGGGCCCTGGCGGCTGATTGAAGGTTGGGGTCATAGGATTGTTCTAAGTTATCGATACCGAGTTCTAAGTTAGTCCAATCGAAGGCGTCTTCAACGATTCGGTTATCCTCATCATCCCTGCCTATGGCACGGGCCCTGGTTAATGTGACGGCTTCGCTATACTCCCCCCGGAGGATAACGTGGGCTGCTCCGTAGGAATACGAGCTCTCTTCGTCGTCCTGGAGGTCTTTGACATAGGCCTCGTTACCGTCGAAGATGAGGGCGTCGGGGATAAACGAAAGGATACGCCGAAGGGCGGCGTCTCCGCTGGTCCCTGGCTGGATGGTGAAGTCGGGGTAGAGGTTATCAACGGCCGAGCTCTTAGGGACTCCCCCAGGGCTGGTAAGGTTGATGCCCCACCTGCAGATGATCTCCTGGATAATCTCCCACACCCGTTTATTCGCTGGCCACCTCATTTGAAATCGGGCGGACCACTTATCGGCTAATCCCTGGCCATCGAGGCAGACCAGGGTGAGGGTTGATGTGTTAGGAGAGGAGGAATACTCCCATGAATCGATCCAGTACCTCCCCACCTCCACCGTTTCGCTTCCTTCAGAAGTCCTATAGCCTAACTTCAAGACCACTTCGCTTCGCTTAGCGGGCGGGGTTGCGTATTGGGCGGAGCTGTTATCTAATTCAATAACGAGATTGCCACGCTCCGCTCGCAATGACAAAATGTCCTGGGTGAGATCGAGCGGGGTACCTGCTGGCCTGGGGGCTCTCCACACTCCGTCGGGTCGTTCCAGCCACCAATAATCGGATGTTGAGGATGTTCTAAGTCCAAAGTTCGAGGTTATATTTAAGAAGGGCTTTGGCTCGGTGAAGGCCATACTGGAAAACGCTGAGCCTTTGACAGAATGACAGATTAACGGCATGGTATAGGCGGTTGTTCCGGTGTACTTCTCCACCGCGGTGAGCTGAGTATTCTCGTAGTCCTGGACTGATGCCGGGTTGTGACAATCGGGGTACTCATAGGTGATGCCTTCCCCTTCTGGTGCGGTGATGAACGGTTCTACATCGGTGAAGGTGTAGGTATTATCGAACTGCTGGCGATAGAGGCCATAAAGGTTATACGGGTCTCCTGCTTCCAGGGCGGCGATGACGATATCGACGTGGTCGGGGGTATAGCTGGCTCCGATGCCCAGGGTAGTAGAGAAGGGATGATTAACGCTGCCCAACCAGGTATGCTCGGTAGTGGACTGGTCTGAGGAATCTAAAACGATGCCGTTCTGCTGTCCTGCCTTCAAAGCGAAGCAAACGACGATGTCTCCGGTTCCCCACCAGGTGGCAGCCATAGACAGGACATTGGTATAGGCTACGAGCTGAGCATTTGACCAGGTGTCGCCATAGTTGTGGGAATAGTACTTCCACAGGACGTTTCCGGTGGTCCTGTAGAAAATATAAATCCTGGCGCCATAAGCTGCGATGGCACATGGGCCCTGGCAATCCGAAGCTAGCTGCGTCCACTGAGTATAGTCGGAGTTCTCATCGGGGCTGGTGACCTTCTGATGATAGAGGTTATTACCGTCAACCCTGATGCGGTGCATGCTGCCCTGGCCGTCGAAGGCGATGCCGTGGTGGTTGTCAGGCTCTGAGCCTTCATAGAGTCTTTCCCAGGACAACCTCTTGATGCCCTGGTCGAAGTCGTAGACCTTCGCTTCGACGTAGGGAAGGCGGTCGGGCTTCTTCTGAGCGGCTAGGAGGGTGGCTGTTAGCGTTTTCATTTACCTTTAAGCCCAATAAATTGGGCAACTACATCTACATACATACATACATACATATTGTGACTGGGGGGCCAGATCCCCAGAAATTAATTCAACATATAGTGTCACCAAAATATCACCTGGATTAGCCTGGCGATGATGAGCCAGGCAATGACTCCGGAGGCTCTGCCTCCCAGGTAATAGTGATACTCCGAGTTTATTGAGTTTGTTGGGTTTGTTGAGTTTATTGAGTGACGGGGTGGCCAGGGACACAGGACCTCGAAGAATCCGATGAGGAAGGCATGCCACTCCTCGCCTGTGCTGAACAGCTCTTTCAAGCTAATCCCTGCGAAAAACGTGCGAGGGCGGGCTTTCGGGTTCTCTTCCGAGTTATTTACCACGTTCTGCCTTTTCGATGCCGTTTATATCAATACCCCCAGGGTATCGGGGACTGGCTTGTCGGCCTTCTGGTAATGTCGGGCTAAATGACGGGCTGCCGAGATGATATTCTCCGGGTCGGCCTGGACTCTCTCCCCGCGGTAACCGGCTCTTGATAGAGCTGCCACCGCTGCCGGCATGCGGTCCCAGTCAACGGTCTTCTCGATGTTGATCCTGCCCTTCAGGGCCCGGAAGATGGCTTTGGTATGATGGGGAAGCTTCCAGGTCTCCGGGTCCTCCGGATCTCCGACGATGGCGAAGGCTTCTTTGGGTAGGCCTTCCTTTGAGTTTGTTGCGTTGCTTGAGTTTGTTGAGTTCATTGAGTTTGATTCTTTAACTTTAGACATTTGTTCCTCCTTTACTTGCGTAATGCGTAATGGGTGATGGGTGATGTGGGCTAGTGCTTGCCCTGTTAGATAGTGAATGTCTAACAGGGCGAGTTTGAGTTTGCTCATCATTTGCTCCTTTTGTCCTCTTCTAAGACGGTAAGACGGCTCTTCAAGCCATCGACCTCTGCTTCCAAATCTCTCGGCGGGTCTGTTGTCAGCTCTGTCCTCTCAATTGCTTTGTATTTGGCAGGTTCGGCATTGGCCAGGATTTCATCGCGCCTTGATTCCAGATAGGCTAAAATATCCTGTTTACTCAGCTTGGGGTCAATGCCTCCGACTGTGGTTTTCACTCCGTTAATTTCAACTTCCACCACTAATTCGCGCCCGATAACCTCACCGTTGTCGTCTATATCGGGGACTTCTCTTGCTGTAATAATCTTCATTAGATGAAATACCCCAAAACATTTACTACCGATGTTAAAGTATCAGTCCCGCCTGCTACTTCTTTAACTGCGATATGCCTGTTTGTATCGTCAATGAGTGCGATCATAAAGAATGCGATAAACTTTCCTACTTCTTGTGTCCAGGCGTTTTGAGCAACCGTGCTATCTACATTTTTATAGAGATAACATCCCTTCTGGCAGGCTGCTGTATCTTTAACCTTATCCTTGACATATACCGCTGTTGCTCCAGCAGGGACAAGGGGACTGATGTCAAGCTCCATCTGTGTCGGGGCACGTAATACATCTCCTGAAAACCAGCCATTGATGTCATCGGCGTTTGTAACTGTGAGTTGACTAGGTGATGGGCTGCCCTTTACCCAAGCCCACTCGCCTCTTGTATTATTTTGAATCCTGAGAAGAACATTATCAGAGTGCATATAGTCTGGCGAAGCTCCCCAATCCCCAAACCTATAAGCCTCATTGGCAGTTAGAGTTATCTTATCCCCACTTATACTGGAGACTGTAGCTGTTCTTGGAGTGGAGGAGACAGTGTTACTTTTCCATATTGCCGTGGGCGCAGCTATGGCAACATATGTCTTTCCTTCCCCTCCCCCTCCTGAGCTCCCCGCTGGCCAGGAAGCGACGACACAGGCATCCCGGGGATTCCCCCCGGGGATGGCTACCAGGACATAGTTGCCGACTACCATGGCAGAGGATGGGATAGAGACGGAGACAGAGATATTATCCAGGTAAGTTGTCAGCGAACCGACGAGCTGCACACCCGCCTTGTGGGTCCCGCTGTTGAAGGTCTTCAGGATGCCGAGCTCTAACATCGTTCTATGTTCTACGTTCAACGTTCAATGTTCATTCGGTGTAGAACTCCTTTGAGATGATGCGGCTTTTGAGGGCTTTGAGCTTCTTCTCGTAGCGGTCGAGCCGTTCCTGTCCCCACTTCAGGAAGTTGATGGTAGCCCACTTGCCGGCAATGGTAGCTTTGTCAACGGTATAGACTGAGGCTGACGATGCCAGATATCCGGTGGCTCCCAGGACGATGAGCTCCTCGAACTGGCTTGGGATGGTGGAAGATTCGGCATCGAGGGTATGCTCCTTATACCACTTTACCCGGGCATCGTCTCCGTCGCCTTCGTCGGCCATCTGGATGGTGTCCTGCCAGATTCTGAACTTCTGGTAGTAAGTGGGGTTCTCTCCTATCGGGAACTCAACGGACTCGACTCCGATGAGGCCTGACAGGCTGGAGATATCGATGTCCCTGCTGCTGTCGACGGTAGCGATATCGTCCTGCTGCTGTATCGGCTTTGCTATGGAGAACTCCTGGACGACTCTCTCGATGGCTCCGTCCACCTGGTCGTTGGTCCAGCGGTAGTTAGCCTCATCTTCGTCCTGGAGGTCCTCCCGGACTCTTGCTCTCATTTCTGTTAGGTTCATAATTTCAAATCCCCCTTAATCCCCCTTTTCTAAAGGGGGAGATTGCCACGCTTCGCTCGCAATGACAGGGAGTAAGGAGGGAGGGGAGGGTCGATGCTCCCCTCCCCCGACGCAGGAGGTAGAATGTGGCTTGCCGGCCGGTGCGATCCACCGTGCTGGCGGACCAAGAGGACTTCTTTACGCCAGGTCGTGTGTTCCGCTCTCCCTTCAACGGTGCGAACGTTGCCCGCTTCTTAACTTGAAACCTGGTATAGACGGGACGTATCCTCTCCTGAACCCCGTTAGATAGTAAACATCTAACGGGGTGAAGCCCGCGGGCCCGCGCCAGCAGAAATGCGTGATGCGTGATGGGTGATGCGTGATGCGTATCACTCATTACTGTTCACTCTCCACTCTCCTTAGTCCTTCACCCCTGTCAGCATGGCCGCTTTCACGGTGGAAAAGAGGGCAAGCGACACATACCACTTCACCCTGGTCCTGGTGGCATTCTTGGTCTCCAGTGAGCCAAGCCGTTCCACCTGGAGCATCTCGGGGCTGGATAAGCCACACACGCCGTCCTCTCCCATCTGGAAGGCGAAGATAGCGGAGCAAACACCGGTGGCGCTGCCGACGGTGTAGTCATCCTTTACCCAGTCATTGACCCTGATCGGGATGCCGTTGTAGAGCTGAACCTGCTCCATGAACATCCCCGGCCGGGTCTCGAGGACGGCTCCTGAGGCCCTGACGAGGGCCTGGATCTTCCTTCTGCTCCGCTTGCTCATCAAGAGCATGTCTGGCTTACCGCCTCTTACCAGGTCGATGAGCTTATCCAGGTTGGCGAGGGATAACGTGGCGCCATTGGCTCCCGTTCCCTGCCAGTGGCCGTACTTGCAGGTCCATGTCACCTGGTCATCGACAACGGTGGCTCCCTCCTGAGTAGGCCAGGTGGGCTCGGTAGTGCCATGAGTCTTTTTATCGCCGGCAGCCGCCGTGCACTCATACCGGAAGCCGTTCTCGAGGCCTTCGGTGGGGACAACGATATCGCCCACCGCCGTAACGGTATCGGCTACCCAGGCTGTGTCCGAAAGCAGGACATACAGCCCTGACGGCTGCTCACTGGCACCCGATCCGTTCAAGAAGGCGTTCTCGAACTCGTGCTGTATCGCCTTAGCCTTCTGCTCGATGACGGCTGTCTCAAGGTCCTGGACGTTACTCCTGGTAGTCTTGAGAAAGTTATCGACATCGGCGTCTCCGCCAAGAATCTGGAGGGTAGCACTCACCTGCTCGAACTCTGGCTCGGACTGAGTCCATGTACCGGTAACAGGCGCATACCACCCGACTCCGGGCAGCGTCTTCTCACGGTTGTACTTCAGACTGGTACCGACAATCTGAATGAAGGGCAGCTCCTGCAGGATAGGGCTGTCCTTGATAATGGTCTCGATGATGCCCTGCAGCAGGACATCGGTAGACAGTTTTGATGCTTCTGCTAAGCTAATACTCATAGTTTAATCCTCCTTCATTTGGTAATGGGTGATGCGTAATGTGTAAAGTATAAAGTGTTACTCATTACTTGTTACCCGTCACCTCTTTTGCTGGGTTCCAGCGGCGATCTTCTCCCTGGGGGTCATGCCCTCGGTTGTTTCGCCCCTGGTTGGAGCTCCTGCAGGTACCTTGGCTGCCGAAGCTTCGGTTTCCATGGTCTTCTTGACCGCGGCTACCAGGCCTTTGGCCTTCTCCACTGAAGCGTCGATGTCAGCGATGGTCTCGCCTGAGATCATGTCCTCGGGTATAGTGGGATTGAGGGCTTTGGCCATTGTGGCATACTTGGCAACGGCCTGGTCTCTGGCGTCCTTCACCGCTGCCAGCTCAGCAGTGGATGCTTCGCTTCCCTGCTTCGCTTCGCTTAGCGCCGTTTCGAGATCGGCCATGAGTTTGGCGTCTCTCTCGGCGGCTTGCTCGAGGGCGGTCTTGGCCTTGCCGGCTTCCTGGAGCTGAGCTTTGATGGCAGCAAGAGCCTCGTTTGTTGAAGCCTCATCCTGGGGCTCCTGGGTTTCCTGATTTCCATCCTTCGGATTCTCATCCATAAAGTTCCTCCTTCTTACTCTCCCCCTGAGATTGCTTCGCCTTCGGCTCGCAATGACATAGGGGGTTGACTTTATTATTCAGGCACTTCCATCTCAGCGGCAACCGCTCTCTCTCTCGCTCCGCCACGAGTTGACTTTGCCCTAAAGTCCTCATTCATCTGCAAGATCCTCCCTCTCTCCTCAAGCCACCTGGTGAACTCCTCATCCGGGTCCATTATTCCCATCTCGTCCATAGCCGTCCTTCTGGAATGGACTCCGGCTTGCACGAGGAGCTGCTCGTTCTGAGCCTGACGCTGAGTATCCTGGGGAAGTACCGGACCCCAGACGACACGGTGGGTAATGCCTTCCAGGTTCTCATTCATATATCTGGCTGCCAGCCGCAGGATCATGTCGGTTCTGTGGTGATAAGCGTTGGTCCTGATGGTCCTTTTGCGGGTGACCTTCTGAATTAAACTCCCCAATTCAAGCTGCATGGCTGTTCCTGACAGGTCCCTCTCGATGCCGCCATAGGCTGCCCTGGGGGTTTCGGAGATATCATGAAGGGTGCGATAAATCACATCGATGTAATCTATATGGAGCCTGATGCCGCCGCCCTGGAGTAGGTCTAACAGGTAGGCCTTGGCATCCTCGGGTATGGTCCATACCGCTCCCGGCTTGACCTGGATATCTTCTGATTCGCCGACGTTCTCCAGGACGGCGATGGGATTGCCTGATAATTCCAGTATCCGGGACAACTGGCTGACCGCCCGGTTGAGCTCCCGCTGCGGCTGTTTAACTGAGGGGATATCGGAGGTCCCCCAGAACTGTTTAGGCTCCCTGAGGTTAGGGAAGATGATAAACGGGATGAAGCCGTAAGGATTCGGCTTGGATTGGATTCTGTCGTTATCCAGGAAGAGCTCGAAGGTCTTGGTGGTCCATAGTTCGGTTACTTTCACGAGATTGCTTCGGTGCGCTGCACCTCGCAATGACACAAAAGGGCTGTCATTGCGAGCCGAAGGCGTGGCAATCTCATTCCCATAAAGCATGGTTACCTGGTCCTGGGAAAGGGTATACCGTGACGCCACCCGCCACACGTTAGACAGGTCGTCTCCCAGCCACCAGGCATAGATGCCTCTAATATCTGGAGCGGTGATCCTGATGCGCTTCTCGTCCGGGTCCCAGATGACCTTATAGCATCCGTCTCCCAGGATAGCGGTATCTATCTCGGTCTCCCAATCGAGCTGCTGCAGGTTGTTGCTTTCGTAAACGTCCCGGAGGATCCGCTCGGCTTTCGCCACCTTTGCTTTGAGCTCATCGGTGTTCTCGGTGGGATAGCAGGCGAAGGTCAATCCCTGCATTAGATAGCTGGTGACCTTATCGATGGCCACCTTAGCATAGTTAAATACCAGCTGGCGGTTTCTGCCAGTCTTCTCCCACTGGCTGCCGTTGTAGAAATTGAGGTTACCGGTATAGGCTGCCAGCCTTTGGGTGTCGATGCGGGCTAGCTGTGAAGGATTGAATTCATTCATCTCGTAAACAATTCCAAAAAGTTTTGTAGTTGCCTGATTCATCAGGAACAATTGCCCAATAAATTGGGCAACTACAGTTTTAAACTACGCCTCGCAATGACATAAGGGGGTAAAAATTCCAAATACCAAATCGCAGGTAGTAAACAACATCAAATGACTAAAGTCCCGATGACCAAAGTCTTTTTGAAGTTTGAATTTAGATATTGGGATTTGTTCAAGATTTGGTGCTTGGAATTCAGGATTTTTCCGCAAGGTCAAAAGTACGGAGCAAAGTTCAAAATTTACTTTTGCGTTTTGCATTTTGA